ACTCTTACACTATCAGGCATTTCTCCAATGATGCCTTGTAAATAACCATCAAGTGAAGCTCTAACTCCATTTGGATTATTTGGATTATTTTGCAAAGCTATATTTGCATATTTATTTGAATCATTAGATATTGCTAAAGCATAAGATGCGATAGCATTTTTTTCATATTGAAGCTGAAGATTTCTAGCGTCATTGTCCCCAAAAAAACTATCGGCAACTCCGTAGTTAAGATTTTTTAGTGGGACTAAATTTCCATCTTTGTCATATGTTACGCCAGCGGTTTTGCCATCTATTTCAGCTTGAAGCATTGCTTCTGTAAATTCTCTTTTACGCAATGAAGTTCCAATAGACCCAAGGTTTTCTGAAGCAATTTCTACAGATTTGGCAAAACTTTTGTAACCACTTAGGTCAGGCATTCCAACTGGCGATACCTTAACCCTACCCATGCCTGTCTTTTTAAATGCCATTACTAAACCTCCGATACACCAGTTTTTATGTCATATATACTACTGGTAGCCTTGCTAAATCCTGCTATCATAGCACCTTTTGCCGCCATTTTAGAGCCTCTTGCTGAAAGACTAAATCTTCTTTGGTTAGACATACCCATGAGTTTAATCGCATCAATATCTCTATTGGCAATATTAATTTCATCTTTTTCTAAGGCTGATGTACTAGCAGATGTTCCAAGAGCAACACCCTGCGAACTCATAGATGTGCCAAGACTAGCTAACTGCTGTCTTAAAAGCTTTATTCTGTCTCTTTCATTTTGCATAGACTCAATTGCAGAAAGGTCTTTTTGCTCTTGATAAGACTGAGCTTCTAGCTCATAAGCTTTCTTTGCTTGATTAGCACCAGCTAAACCTAAAACAAGTGAAGCAACTTGTAATTCAACGCCCATTATATTTCTACCTCAAGCATTAATCCGTTTAAAGTAAGGGGAAGAGGCTGATCTTGAGTAAGAGTAACCGTACCCTCTTTTCCCCACCCAAGTAAATACACTTCTTTGCGCTCAGTAACAGCAGAAGGCTCAACAGAGAAGTCATCTGTTACTCGTCTAATAAGCAAATTAGTGCCTTTTGTTTTTACATCTAAGGTTTCATTTAGATCAAGAACAACTCTAACAACTCTTCTCTTCTGACCAATACTAACACCATTAGCTAATTGGAACTCAGGAGGAAGTGTTGTTAATGTAGGAGTATAGTTAATGCCAATTTCAACTTCGGTAACAGCATCTGTTAAGGTTATGTTTCCACTACCATCTGTAGTATAGCTTCCCAGAGAGTAGTTTCCTGACTTAACATATACATCTGTGTTAGGTAAGTATGATATAGTCCAGTTTTTTGTTGCTGAACCATTTGTTTGCTTAATAGCACAATCTAAATGATATTGATTACTCAATAGCTCTAAAGACGTAAGTGTTGATCCGTTTATGGTTCTTTCTGTGATTGCATACACGTTTCTATTTACATTAACTACATTCTTGTAATTGCCATCTGTAGAATATTCCGCCCAACCTTGTAGCTTTTCTTTTCTTATACTGACAAAGACAGGCATCTTGCCATCATCATTAACAGCATATAAATAAGACTCAGCTTGGTCTGATGCTTCTCTTTGAGAAACCATATTAGAAGGAGAGCCAATTAGGTGCGGAGCTAATAAGGTAAGCGCATCAGCCGCATAGGCTTGACTGATGTCAGAAAATATAAACTCTCTAATTGCACCCTTAGATTTTGTTAAGAATACTACAGCACCATCAAATTCTACAGAAGCAACATTTCCGCTACCATAAGATGTTTGTTTCTTAATAGATATTGTAGAAGGTGTAAGAGGACGATCATCTACAGTAGGAACATAAAGCTCTTGCTCAGATGTAAAAATGATTAAGTGCCTTAATGATGCCATAGACTTAATCTCTGACACTTGGTTCTCAGCTATTTGAACTTGAATTGATTCATCATCAAGTCCAGTACCCACATCAAAGTTAAAGAACTGACCAACCTTAGAAAAGAATATATGGTTCGGCAAATCTCTTGATCCACCGAATATAAGTCTTTGATCATGAAATATTACACTTCTAGCGTAACCCTTACGACTTGAAAACACTTGTTCAGACCATGTGTCTCTTGCATTTGTATTTGCGACTGCCTCACTGAATGTTCCTACTACTTCTGTTGCAGACGTGTAACCTGTTACCTCAATGTGAACAACTGTTCCGGCACTATCAGTATATTGAATATGCTCACCGACCCATTCTGAAGAAAATATTGACGCACTTGCTGTAAATGTTTGACTGTTAGTATTGCTGTTCTGAGGAGTAATAGTTACGTCCTCTGCAACAAACCTATAAAAAGGCTCATAATGTGCCGCACCACTATGATCAAAATCATAATCTGATAAAGAGAATGTATCTACCGCAGTTCTTGTTAGCTTTTGCATAGCCATATCAGGATGAACAATAATCATTGTATCACCAGATTGAGCAACAGATAGACTGCCAATCATTGCAGTAGTCCAAGGACAGGAAGTGATTGTATCAACAATTGTATTGGGATTAGATACGTCTACAACTTCTAACTTAGTATTACTAAATAGAAGTATGTATGATTCATTTTCATCATAGATATAAGGTTCTGTCTGAAAGGCAACATTAGAAAGGGTTTGCAATCTCTGCATACCCGGTCTGCGTCTTACACCGCCCTGAGATAGTATCCTATAGTTTCTGAGAGTCTTTAGACCATTCTTATACGCATCAGAATCTACCCTTGAAGACAAGAGAGGACTTAGTTCTCCAGCAGTAAAGTTTGAATAAAACGATCTAAGTAATGCCATTTAAGACTCATGAAGTTGTGCCTTCTATTCTATCATAGATACCATTGCCCAATCTTACTCGGTGGTATCTGCTCAAGCGAAGGCCTTGCGTTGTTACTTGCTGGCTATCTCTAGCCTTTGCTCTTCTAAATTGATTTTCTGCCAATGTTGTAAACTGACCAGCTATATCAGACTTTCTTGTAACAGAAAGAGCTAAAATAGAAGCCAATCTAAATATAGTCCACATAGTAAACGCTGGAGGCCAATATTGCGTCTCAGGTCTAAATATATAATTCAGTACTACGACATCACTCTCTTGAGCATTAATGTATAAATAACGCTCATAAATATCATATTGTTGAGGCGCATCATCGATAGTAACTGTTTGAACTTGTAAAACTCTAGGGCTTGTAGGAAGAGCATATGCCGCATCCCATCTATCTGCCGGAACATCTGTTAATCTAGCTAACTGCTTTTGACCAGATGCAAAGTTCCAGTTGTGTTGAGCTAGGCAATCAGCAACAACATCCTCAAAGATTGTATTCATAACCAGAGCTTCGTCTGTATTATCTGTAAAAGAAGTTAATGGCTCTAAACCAATTAGAACCATTGCCTTCTGTGCTACTTCAATATCTGTTGAGGGTGTAGTTGGCATTACTTACCATAACCAGCACTAGACGGCTTACCCATTGTCTTAGATGACTTTGATTGCTTTAAGCATTTACCAGCACCACGACACTTAGCTGGGTGAGGACATGTTGAACACGTTTTCATTTTGCATACCTTCCAAGAGTAACATTCTTACCAAAAGTAACAACTCCATTGCGAAGCTTCTTAACTTTGGAATTAGAAGGGGCGACTTCTTTAGCCGCCACCTTCCGTTTAATTGTTGGTCTAGCCATTAGTCAGAATCAGTCGCTGACAAGCTTACCATGTTAGCTACATCGACTGTGCTACCATCATTAGCATTGACGACAAACATACCATAGATAGGTGTGCCGCCAGTAGCTGTGTTAGCAAAAATAACATCGCCAATGTTCATCTCATTAGCGGCACTATTAAAGTAACCAGCACCATCAACAACAGTGCTTGCATCTGCTGTTGTATAATGCCAAATATGGAAACCGTTGCCACTGTAGTTAACAAGGGATAAATCGTCTTTAATAAAAGCCATTATAATATCTCCTTATTTCTTCAGTGAAGCTTCAAAGCAACCATTTGGATCAATAAGAACAGCATTCATCTGCATCTTATTAAGCGCAAAGTAGGCATCTTTGTCGTTGTGATACTGCATGTTTGATGAAACATCTGCGCCAATTGCATGACCAATTGAGTCAGCATGCCAAGCAAAACACTTACGGTTTGTGCCATCATCAGCAAGACCTGAGAATGGAAACCATGTAAAGCCAAGCCAACGCTTTGCAGTCATTGCATTTTGGAATGGAAGATCAGCTTCGCCAACATACTCAGCACGAGAAAACTCATCTAAGTCCATTAGCTGTGACCAATTTTCCCAGCCTACAACTACATAACGGCGACCATCGTCAGGAACGTCATTGTTTCCAAATGATTCCATCAGACTGAATGCCCATGCAAGTGTAGCACCATTGGTTGTTTCGTTAGCAGTAGATGTTGTTGTATCCATTGCATCGAGGATCAGTTCATCAGTCTTACGACCAAGCGCATAAGCACCTGACTGTTGTGCAACCAGCATTTCATCATGGTTGATACGCAGTTGATCAAGATCATCAATCCATTCACCAGCGAAGTAATCTTCAAGAGTGACAGATACGTTTGTGTGTTCAAGGTTCATCGGGGCAATGTTGCCATGACGAGCCTTAGTTGTCGCAAAACCCTTACCGATTTTCTGGAATGTAGTCTTGTTCTTAACGCCACTTGCGGTACGAACAGTGCTACGAAGCTTTGAACCCATGCGCTGATAAGCCATATGAACGCCAGATTCAAACTCCTCGATAAAGGAAGTACTAATAGTTGGTGTAGCCATTACTAGCTCCTTAAAAAAAAGTTAAAACAACGCCATAAGTAGTTTGTCCATCAACGCATAGGCCGTTAGGTTATCTAGCGAATCAGGGCTAATTATAAGCAAATAAAAAATAACACAATATTATCATGTAAAATATTCACAATACTATTGTCGTGATAATTGCTCAAATCCAGCCCTTACTTTTGAGATGAATACTGGGTCTTTATCTTTCCAGTACTTGGGGTCTTGTTGCATTTGCATTAAGTCTTCTCTTGTTACACGCTCTTGAAACTGTGTTTCAGTAGTCATTGCAAATCTAGGTTGACCATTCAATTCCATAAGCTCTTCAAACAAATGAACCATGTTTGCTGATGCTGGAATATTTGCAAAGGCACTATAGGCATCTTCTGAAAGATGTTTACCAGCCCAAGAATCTACACGCTCTAGTCTACGCTCTGCATGTTCACCAAGAGATTCTGACTCTACATTCCAGTCAGGACCACGCTGTGTTTCCATAGCCGCCCACTCTGAAACAAGGCCATTAAACTCATCTTGAGATAGTCCGTATTCATGTGACTTGCCACGAAACCAATCTAATAAAGGATCATCTTCGCTAACAGTTAGTTCCATACCATCTGGTGCTTGGAAATTAACTTCATAATCAGCAGGGCTAATTGGAGCATTAGACTTAGCTTCATCGTTAAGCTCATTAACAATAGAACTTCTCAACTCTTCTTTTCTTGAGTAAAAAGCTCTCTCTAATTCCTTATAGCTATTTGCTAATTCTTCTGGTCTTTCAAATTTTTCTGGTAGCCATTCTGGTCTATCAGGTTGCTCCGACATAGCTTCTGTCTGAACCTGTTCTGTAGAACCTTCTTCTACCTGTACTTCTGATTCTTCATTCATTTAGCAATCCCACTTCCTTAGTGCTTTGTTGATACGGCTATCAGGGTCATTAGCCGTCTTTTCACTTGTAAGCTTCTTTTTCATACCCATCATCCGCTTACAAAAACTTTTACGTCTTGCGGCCGCTTTCGGGCTTTTCTTAGCTTGCTTTGCTGAAACAGGTGGCTTTATGTTTTGCCCCTTTGCTTTGAGTGAGGCTCTGCCCTTTGCATTAAGTCCTCCCTCTGGGTTTTGCCCTTCTTTTCTTTGCCATGTATCTGCCATTTTACGTCCTTACAAAAGTTGGTTTTTTGCCGCCCTTGGATGGATTTGATGCCATCTTTCTTTTTGATGCTGATTTTTTCTCTGATGCTGTCATTGATGCCGCTTTCTTTGACGGAACACATTTAGGATAGCTCCTTCCATCACCCATCTTTCTTCCACAAGGAGGATGCTTACCATCTTTCTTGGTAGAAATATCAACCCATTTTTCATTAAACCACTTGTCTAGACTCATTTATATCTGCCGCCCATTTTCTTATACTGTTGGACTAACTGACCTGATGCGTATGCACTAGGCCATTTCTTGACTCTGGATTTTACAATAGCTTTTGCTTTTGCATACAAGCTTGGATTTGAAGGTTTACTCAACTTGCTTTCTCCCCAACTCAGAACGCTTCTTAATAATAGCCATTAGCCACCTAGCACCTTCAGCATGAGCTAGTGTTTCGATGCCCACTCCCGCAGGGTATACGTTATTCGTTGTGATCGATTCCAAGTACGATACAAAATCTCTTCCAATACCACTGCCGAAGAGAGCGTAGGCTTTACTATTAAGGTCTTTTTCAGTTTCTTTAGCATAGACTTTTCCATCTATAGATACCTCTGCATGTTGTTTCATTGTGGCATACCTTGTTGCTGTTGTTGCATAACTTGTTGCAACTGCTCTAAGTTACCCTTGACCTGTGCTTGATCAGCTAACAAGTCCTCTTGAACACCAAATTTGCTTGCTAAGTATTTTATAACCATTTCTTGATTATACAACAATGGAGTTATCTCAGGACCAAATGTCTGTGCAACAGTCTGTTGAAACCTTACAAAGTCTGAGACATCTTGTTGGTCTTGCGCTCTGAGCAATGGTGAAACTGGTACAATCCGCAGTTCTTTTCCATCAACCTTTGGGATGTCCAGTAATCCCTGCTTTGTGTAGATTGCGATAATTCGTTCAACCAGAGGCTGTAGAAATTCTTTTTGCATACGACCTGCAACAGCACCCATGTCCCTCGCAACATCCGCAAGCCTTTCAGATACTTCTGTAGCCGATAAAGGTGTTCTTGCATTTGGTCTGGTATCAAGCTCATCAATGAACAAAGCCTTTCTAACATTTCTACGCATGTCATCTAAGACAAGTTGTGCAACATCAAATCTACCAGCACTCTGCAATGAGTCAATACTACTTCCGGGGCTTCTTGGAATAAAAGTTCCCGGCTGTATTGTTATGTTATCTGGGTTAAATACACCATCGTCATCATAAACAAATGAACCAGCAATAGCCATTTCAGCATTTTCAAGGATAAGCTGTACTGTAAGGTTAAGAGTCTTAATCGCTGGCATTGCTTGAAGAACAGGACCTCTTCCCCACACTTCAAATCCAGACTTTGACCAACGTGTAGTAATCCAAGGATTGTCACCGCGACCCTTTAGTGTCTTTTTAATAAGAATCTGCTTGTCTGTTTCCGAAACAAGATAGTATGTGTACTCATCCTTAAACCTATCTTTTTCATCATACATTGTAGCTTCAATGATCTTAGTTTTTCTATGTGGGTCTTTTCTCTGAACCTGAGACATCTTATCGCTAAACTTAGCGTCAGGATATCTATGCTTAATTTCAGTCAGTTCTGTTTCATTGTTCCATCTAAACCACGAATTAATTCCGTCCATATGCCCCGGAAGTAACGCTACATTAGTTGGTGGCACTGACGTAAAATGTAGATCGCCAACAAAACGACCTTCCTCAACTAGCATGTTAAGAGTACCCATACCCAAGTCTTGCAGGCCTTCATGAAGTTCAGAATTAAAATTAGAGTTACGAAGACCCTCATGTAACATGTCTGTTATGCGATCAAGCTCTTCTTGTAAGGACTTTGTAATTTCTGCCTTTGGAAACTCTGTTCCGGGCATAAGCTTAAAAGCTCTACCATTTGGAGGAAAGAAACCTAACTGTAATCTAGAAGCAAACTTAGGAAGACCTGTTACAGCAGTCTCATCATATATGTTTTCAGTACGTCTTGCGGCAGAGCTTTCTTGAAAAAAGCTTTCACGGTGAGGAATAACGTAATCGTAAACCTCTTCCCATATGTCAGTCCAAGAATGCCAACGACCTTTAGCCTTCTTGTACTTACGCATAATGTTTTCATATTCTTGCTTATCACCACCAGCAGATGGTGCTTCTGGATTTCCATCACTCGTTCGCATTGAATGTCCCCATCTTTTTGGTTTTTGCTAAACTGGGAGGAAGAACAAATCCTGTGTATCCCTCTAGCTCTTCTGATTGTAAGGATTTACCACCAAGTAAATTAGCTCTACGCATTCTATCTAGTTCTTCAATGCGCCTTTTTTCAGCCGCTTGTTCAGCGGCAACCTTTTCCTTTTCAGCCTTTTTTGCGGCTTCCAACTCAGGATCAGCTTTTGGCTTACTGCCACCAAACATACCCATTTCAAGTCTCCTTCTCAGTCTCAAACATGCGCTTTCCTCCCAATTTTATCAATTCACAATAAAGTTGATAAGGGGTTAAAATCCAAAACTTCTTTATTCCTATTATGTGTTTAATAAAACTGGTGCAATAGTTTAATCTAGGTAGCTGTATAATATCATTCTTGCACTGTATTTCAACACATGCCGTACTACTCATCATTTTTAAAAAGAGTTTGTCAGATTCCTCACCCATAAGTAAGTCTATGTGCAGTCTTTCACTAGAAAAATCTACTACTAACCATGATTTTAGCTCCGGAATAAACTTTGTGGCAAAAACATGTCCATAATCCTGCCTAAAAAGAGTAAAAAGTCGCCATAATCCAATGTTATCTGACTTCTGAAAGCAAATTACCCAGTGATCTACCACTTAGAACCTCTAGCCAAACGATTGCTCCGTTTCATACGCCCAAATGGACTCCCAACTCTTTCTACGGTTGTGGGGGTAGGACGACCTCCTGTGCCTACAATCACTCTACGACCTTCACCGCCCCCTAACATTGCATACTGAAGAGCATCATGTATGTGACTAAACCTATTCTTAGAAGCCTTCTCTTCAAATCTCTCGTTACCCATATGATAAACGCGCTTATACTGATATCCACCCTCAAATCCTGCAAGTAAAACTGTACATGTAGGGCTTATAAGCAAACTAGGATATCCATCGGATAGTCTGTTAACAACAGATTCAACTGCTTCTATTCTTAGACTGGCATCATTAGATGGTGCTGGCCTAGCATCAATTCCATTTGCTCTCATAATCATAAATGGAGTTTGCTCACTGGTTTGTGCCATCTGATTACCAGCCGGATCACCTATGAATTTAAAGCTGTGCTTATCCCATCCGTTTCTAGCAATGTCTCTTTTAAGTATTTCTGCGAATCTTCCGGCTCCCATGTCTTGCCCGATAAGCTCATGGAATACTGTCCATCTTCCTGAGTGTATTTGTTGACAAAAGATTGCCGACGGTGTGCGGCCAAAGTCAATGCCAACGATAACTTCCTTGCCGTCTTGCGGTTCGAGCGGTGACGCTGAAACATGAGTTTCCTTTCTAAATGTCGGATATACAGGCTTACCATCCATAATAGTCTGGTATTCATTAATAACATAAACCTTAACCCAACTTGGGGCTTTACCCAGAATGATCTTATCATAGTAATCAGACTTTAGATTCTTACGATTCTCTGAGTGCATATTAGGCTCGTAACCTATAAACTTTCCACTCTCATCCTTCTTCTCAGTCATCGCTCCAGGCTGTGAGTAGAATGTCCAATCATCAGGCTTGATCATCAAAAGCTTTTCGTCTTCTGGCATGAACTCAGGAACGGGAACTTCTCCGGCCATGATACCCCACCAGTGTGTTTCATCAGGAGCGTTAGTGTCCATAATGACACCAGCCCAACTAGCACCACCATCTTTCATACTTGGAAATCTGCCAACACGCATAGTACACGCATCAACAATACTCTTCGGTATTTCCCTAGCCTCATTAATCCAAACGCCAGTTAACTCAAGAGATAGTAGCTTCTTTATGTCTTCCTGTTTATCAAGAGCAAGAAAGATAACCTCTAACTCAACAGCAGTCTTATCAGGCAAAGATATGTTTACATTGTGAGTATAAGGTGGCGACCAGACAAACTTCCCCATTTCATCAGAGAACCAATCACGCCATGTCTTAATTGTAGTAGTCTTTAGCTGTGGATTTGTATTTCTGATAACAGCCCATCTTGATCTGCGAACACCTGACTGATTAGGCTCTTGCTTAATCGCCCTACGCATAATCTCCATGCAACAAGTAACTGACTTGCCGGAACCAACAGGACCTCTTATGCCACGCACAAAAGACTCGTCTTTCATAAATGACTTAGCCACCTCTCCCGGAGGCTTGTAGTCTATGTTCATGCCAATCCAAACAATCGTCTGTCAGTAGATGATCCGCCACTTTGAGCTAGTTTAGCTTTGGCGGCCGCACTTAATTGTGTGCTTGGACTTGTAGTGTCAACTGCAACAGGAGCGGCTACTGGCTTAGAAGCACTTCCACCACCACCCATTGAGCTATCCATTTTCTGACCAGAAGGACTGTAACCAGTCTTGCCAGTAAATGTCTTGGTTTCCATACCAAACATCTCGCCAACTTTAACGACACCAGCAACGTCACCAACGTAACCCTCGCCAGAACCCTTCGGTGGCTTAGTTGCGCTAACCTTGCCAATACTTCCAGAAGGACGACTTGCAGTCATTTTGCCAAACCCACTACCAACTGCTAGTCCCATTGATGCCTTTTCTGCATCTGACTTCATTCCCGGAGCCTCTGTGTAAGCCTGACCTTGTGCCGCAAAAGATGTTCCCGGAACCGCAACTGCGTAATTCTTTTTATCGTCTAAATCACTAATTTGCTTATTTAAGTTATACCCACCAGCAACATTAGCCATACTAGGAATCTTACCAATAATGCTGTCCTCAATAGATTTCTTTCTTGCTTTTAATTGAGTCCTAGCCTTTTCGGAGTTAACTCTCTCAGCTCCGCTAGGTCCACCGCTCTTTCCCATAATCGACTCCTATGTAAAAAAATATTTTCCGATTAAACTACTTATAACAAATATCGTGAGTGTGATCTACCTCATAGGTAAGACAGCTTCCGTATTTCTAAGCCCCTTCTCTACACACAGTCTATTTCATCTTGGGACCCCCTAGTCCACGTTGAAATTAATCTGTACGTTAGTGCCAGTGCTTCTCGGTGCGTCTACCCTAAACCCAGCCCTATCCATCAAATCCTTTGCCGCTTCTAATCTCACATGTTGTGACTTAGCATTCAGCAATTCTCTCATTGTCGCCATCGCTTGTGTGGCGTCCCATCCCAATGTACTCATTGCTAATCCCTGTCTATATTCGATAACATGTTGTTTATTCAGCGTATTATACACCCATGCCTTGTTTCTACCCAACCTTTGTGCAGCTTCTGTTGGGTTGCAACCATCATGCAAGATCGTATGAACCAATTCAGCCTGAGCATCAGTTACTTTCTTGTGCTGTAGTCTCAGTGCTGGGGCTTCACGCTCGATATCATCTATTGGTACGATCCCTTGTTTGTATCGCTCTTGTTGATCACTGTTAGCTTTAATATTGTTATCCATTTGAACACAATCCAGATTATCTACGGAATGATGTTAACTACTCCTGTTTTGGCTGTCAAGTCACATACTACAAGCCCTTGTACTCATTGACTTTCTCAGGGAGACAAAACCCCCTTCGGCAGTCAATAGCATGAAACAGTCCCCCCGGTCGTCGTCCCTACGCGAAGCTCTCTCTTGGCGAGAGAGGCTATTCGCTCCGTGACTAGCCCTAGCCCTTTTGCTTTGTTGCGTTGCAGTTTCATTGCTCTTCGGCCTTACAGCCGATTGTCTTTTCGAAAGACAAACAAAGATAATGGCGGCCTATCGGCCGTTTTCACACACACACAAGTCCCGTTGTATCATGCGTATGATGACCCACAAAATACAACCCCCAGTCAATCCCTCCTGCAACTCGTAGTTCTGATTGTCTTGCTCTTTCCGTCTGTGCTTTCTTTCTCGGTCAACATGAGTCGTTTCGGACCGCCCTTGGCGGCAAGGGGATGACTGTTTGTATTTTGGTTGGTCTTTGTAATTTATACACGATCCTGTGTATGTGTGGATTATATCAAATGGAGGTTTACATGATCGATCCTAAACTACTTACAGAAATTCAGTTCCCTATTACATTACCAGAAGTTCAAGTTACTGAGCTTGATGAGATATGGTCACATTGGGAAGTACGACAGGCGTTAGAGTCTGGAGATATTGATCGTGCCGCTGAGCTTGCTGAGATGGCACATACTCAACAATGGAGCTAGTAAGCAAATCAGATGGGGGTGTATCAAGCATCCCCATCATTATCGTAAGGAGAATCATTATGACTTATACTATGGATGACTTAACACCAGAGATTCTGGATCGTATCGCAACCAGCATTCGTAAGGATGCACTACCCAAGCCAGACTACATGGAAGCTTGGACAGAGGAGTTTGCCAAGCGTGTACAGGCACTTATCGACATGTTCGATGAGAGCTATGAGATCGTAACCAAGGCAAAGCTTGCCGACCAGATGACGCAGATGTTTGAGCGTATCGCTACTAATCTCAAGACATCAGGTACTCGTAAGCGTTGGGAGCTTCGTGATGCCAAGCGTGGTCATCAGGGTATTGAGATTACGCAACTTGAGATCGACAAGCTAGAGGATCAGCTTGAGTCTATGCGTAGTCAGTACTACATGATCATGCACGCCTTTCGCACTATGCGCTACAATGTCAGACCTAAGGTTATCTCGGACTCAGGTCTTAACTGGGGATCGTATACTCCCATTGCCGAGCTACCCAGAGTTCGCCGTCAGCGTTATGCTCGTAACAACCTGACCATTCAGGACTACATGAATGATGACGAACAGTTCTGGCGTAACGCTCGTGAAGCTGGACTTGCAGAAGTTCCACAGGAGGATCAAGAGTCCTTCGCTTAACACTCACTCGCTGAGAGGGCTAGTCCCTCTCGGCACTATTTTTTGTGCTGGTGAACACCGGGGTTCATCGCCTCAAACGGAGATTGTTATGTTTAATCTAGTAAAGTTTTTTACTGTATTCACATTAATTACCATTTACACATTCATCTTGTTTGCTTATTATATATAGCAACAAGCAAATAATTAATAATTAAATCAGGAGGTTACAATGGCATTTTTTGTTCTAGCTGGTGTTTTTTCAGCACTAGCCATACTCTTTCTTTTGTTCAAATTAGATATAAAGAAAGTTTTAGCATTTGATTTTTTCGTTGATATTTCATCTTCATTACTGCTTACCGTACTTTTCTTCGGTACTTTTGCAGGTATGATGGCGGCTGTCATCGGTGGTGCATTGATATCAATGGTCTTGTATTTCACCAAGCGGATCATTGGTTACAAAAAGCCAACATTTAAAAAGTACAAGTTTGTGTGGGAGGATGTTCCCCCTCACAGAAAACATACCAGTACCAGACATGTATGGTCGCAATCTGGTAGATGAGGCTAGACGTGACGCCTCAACAACTCAACCATAGCTAACGCAAGGAGAATCGCTATGAATATCGCACAAATCACAGTATCAGGTAACGTAGGTTCAGACCCAGAGGTTCGTGATGTTAACGGCACTAAAGTCGCTAACTTCTCAATCGCTGTCAACGAGAAGTACCGCACCAAGTCAGGCGAACAGGTAGAGAACACTCACTGGTTTCGCATTGAGGCTTGGGACGGCTCTAACGGTAAGGGTCTTGTATCCAATGTTATTGAACCGCTTGTCAAGAAGGGTACTACAGTGTACGCTCAAGGTACTCCTATCATTGAAGAGTATGAGAAAGATGGTATCAAACAACGTGCATTTAAAGTCAAGCTTGCAGGATCAGGTTCAACCTTCCGTCTTGCATCACGCAGTGACGATGCACCGTCTGGTTCATCTGCCCCATCATCTTCAGAAGATGTTCCTTTCTAGACCCTCTATTTAGAACCTCCCTGTAGAGGGTTAAACTGGGGTGTGATTTTTCGGATTCACACCCCTTTTTTATTGGAGACAACCATGAAAGCATTTATCATTGATCCATTCAGAGAAACTATCACCATGATAGATTACAGTGGAGACTGGCACGACATTAAAACTCACATTGAATGCAGTATGTTCACAGTAGTTAGAGTAGATGAAGGGGATATATTTTTAGATGACGAAGGACTTTACAGCAAAGGCTCTGAACAAATGTTCTTCCTCCATAAAGATTATCCATCGCCTCTTGCTGGCTACGGCCTTGTCCTTGACACAGATGAAGAGGGCGAAGCTATTGAAGCCAGCACATCTATTGAGGAACTAAGCAAATCAATTACTTGGTTAGGAGGACCTTATGAAGCAATGGCCTACGCAAAGAAACACAATCTCTAAACAGGAGACTGCAAATGAATATATATCAACGTATGACCCACATGATGGGCATAAAGACAAAAGCCTCATGGATTGGCTGGTTTGTCACTGTTCACCTAATACTCACGTTGTCTATCACACTTATGATGATAGTCATTGGCCTCAACCCAACACTAATGATGTCGGTTATCAGCGCACCAATATGGATTTGTACAGTCCTCGCAAGCAAATATGTTACCGATAGAATCATGGAGGATTAAATGCTTAATCTAAAGAAACAAGAATATGTCTTTACTATAGAGACAATCAATAAATACTACATCACTGTAGAATCAACTACAGAAGACTCTGCCATTGAAGAAGCTGAGAGACAAATCCTTGACGAACAAGGACAACTAGACAGTATTCATGTAGAACACGTCATCCTAGAGGAGATAAATGATGTCTATGCATAGTCCATATGTGTCAGGTCACTTGACATTTGATGTATCAAAAGCAACTATAGAGCCACAGGATGATGGGTATGTCTATATCAGACTGTATCAACCTACAGGTAGAAGCTTTCACCCTCACAGAGTTTGCCTAAACATTGCCTTAACTGACAATGATGGCAAGGTTCGTGAGATGTTTAATGGCCTCGAAATTAACGAAGAAACAATTTTAGTGGAGTACATAGACGATGCTATCACAGATTCCCCTGAGTGAACTTAAGTTTGATCTTAACAATGTTCGCAAGGTATCAACAGACAAAATTGCGTATCAGCAACTAGAGGCTTCCATAGCCTCAAAAGGTCTTCTTCACAATCTGGTCGTTACCAAAAATGGTAATGGCTATATTGTGATTGACGGCAATCGAAGACTAGAAGCACTCAAAGCTTTAGCAAATGACACCTTTCCAGTACCATGCTTTGTAGTAGACAGCTACGACAGAGAACTTGGCTTACATGCCAACATGATGCGTGAAGCTATGCACCCTTTAGATGAGTGTGATGTTATTGCTGGCATAGCCTCAACAGGTGCTGATGACTATGATGGTATTGCCAAACGCTTTGGTCAGACAACTAAATGGGTTATGCAACGACTTGCTCTTGCGGATTTGTCAGAAACGGCTAAAGAACAGTTCCGTCAAAACAAGTTTGGAATGGCTGTTGCATCTGCTCTCTGCATTGGCAGTCACGAACAACAAGATCAATTCCTCGATATGTATGAAGAAAGCACATACATAAATGCAAACCAAGCTACACACATGATGACAAAGAACAAAGCAAAAACAACTGATTTGCTTTTTGACATCGACTCTTTATCTGAACATGAATTGTCTCAACTAAATATTGAATCAGACTTGTTCAGTGATGTTTCATATATAACAAACATGAATCATTTCAATAGTTTACAGTATGAGTACATAAGCCAACAAAAGTCTGAATACCAAAAAGTCTATGAAGATGTAGAAGTTTATTTTGACAAAATGGATTTTGAGATACCAAGCCTTAGAATGTTCAAAAAGATATATGATGTAGAACAAACTGAGTTCAACAAAGCTAACGCCATTATGGTTATTACATATGATAGAGAACGCTTTCGTTACAACGAGTCAGTTTTTCAACGCTATGAGGTAGAGGAGATTAACGACCAAGCCTCTGACGAAAACGGTGAAGTCGTTGAAGATAATATAACACCTCTTAATATGAGCAATGCTCAAGAACAGCAAGTTCATGGTTACTTTGCAGACTTCATAAGACGTGAAATGTTTCAAACGCCTATGCTTAACTTTAGATTGTGCAAAGCATTAGTTGCACACAGAGTCCTACATTTGGGCTTTGAGTGGGCTAACCGTGTTGGCAATGTAATTGTGGAAAGCAAACTTAACTCTGATTACAAAAGGGATGAACAACCCGATGACTACACTGACCCTAATTTTGAGAAATTTATTGACGATCATAAACTCGCTCTTGACACTTGGAGACATGATAATGACGGTACAGCGGTTCACTATTGTCTTACTCTCGAAGATGAAGTACTTGATAAACTCTTTGTCGCGGCTGTTATCCGCACTATTGACAAGACAGACATCCAAAGGGATGACTGCAAAACACTCTTCAACACAGATGAATATGCTAACATGGAGTGGTTCAGACCAGACGCAACATGGCTCAACAAATACAAAGTAGAGCAGATAGATATGCTGTCACAAGAGTTTATTGGCGGCACGTTTGGTACTAACAAAAAAGAGAAGATCAATAAGCTTCTAGAGTTTAAAGACCTTCTTGCTAAGTTCAATCCCTATGGTTCATGGCCTCAAAAGTCTGAGTAAAAGTGATGACCCCAATAGGCAATCATTGCTGATTCAGCAAGACCATCATGAGATTTAAGCGGCCAGTATTCTTCATTGCCAAATATACTGGTTGCTTTCTCTCTTGCCTCTTGCTTGTCAGCAGAAACGCCTAAATCTTTCTTCCAGTCTTTTGGTCTAACTTCATCGTAAGAAAAACCAAGGGCTATAAAAGTACCTATGCAGATACCATACTGGAAACCAATACTAAAAGTAGAAACAACTCCTTGCCTTGGCATAGCCTGTTGCTTTTCTACTACAATTCTATTTGGGTTTTCATCTAACAATATATTGCAAAACCTATGGCAATTAAGAAACTGCCTCTTTTTCTTTGCAATAGTTTTAGTGACGACAGGCATCTTATATACTTTGAGATATCCTGCATCTTTATCAAAAAATGCTATGCCACCTTTTAATCCGGGGTCAATACCGCATATCAACATCTTTAGCCTCCAATTTAATGTCGCATCCTAAGGCTTCTGCCCAACAATACGCATTAAACAATGTTGGCTTACGATTACCAATTTCCCATTTAGCAACGAGTCCCGGAGCAACGCCAATCTTCAAGTCAATATCCATTTGGGTAAAACCAAGAGAGTACCTACGTCTTTGAAATTGCTTAATTAATTCTTCAGTAAAAGCTTTTTCAGTCATGCAAATCTCCTTCACATAAGCAAACAATACTGCTAATGTGAATTGAACACAACATAAAAAAGGAGGGCCAAAATGGCTAATCTCAGCAAAAAACATTTTGAGTGGCTATCAACCGATATAGCTGGAATGATTACGCCTCATATGCGTAGACAGTTTGTAGATTCTATCATTAACTTCAATGACAATCCTCAATTTATCAGGTTCAAGTTTGAAAACAAAATGATGGAAACTATTGTTGATCAGATAGCTGACGATCAAGCAAACGAAATCAGTCCAGAACTTTACAAAATTCAAGATATGGGATGGAGAAAGACATGAGCAAATACACTGGAACTACATCGGCTGTTGACAAAAACTATCGCAGTAAATTTATGGTTAATTTTCATGTGGAGTTTTTAAAGTCATTGCCTGTTGCGGCACTCAATAAAGAGGAAGCCGAAGAAATTGCTAAGCAAAGAATACTTCAAAAGCAGAAAGGCATGCTCCTAAGTGGATACCATTTAGGCGACATAGAACTTATCAGCGTAGAGGATAGAAAGTAATGCTTACAGAATCACAACTTGCAGAACGCAAAACCTATATTGGCTCATCAGATGCAAAGTCAATAGCATCTGGAGATATTGTGCAATGGGAAAACACTGCCGCTATCAAACGTGGTGACAAGGAGTTCAAAGTATCTAAGGATGTCCAGCTAAAGATGGACACTGGTTCTTACATGGAATCCTTTGTTATTGACAAATGGCAAGAGATGTCTGGCATCACAACTAACATGCGTGGTGCTGGTCGTACACAGCTATTTGGGGACGTTCCCCTTCACAGCACATATGACGCTATGATTGTTGGGAGTAAAATTCCTGTTGAGGTCAAGTGTCACTTTGGCTTCATGGATATGGACGATCTAATTGAACTTTATTCGCCTCAGATTCAGCATCACATGCTCGTATCAGGTAGCGAATCAACAATGTTTGTAGTATTTCACGGACTCAGATGCACCATAAAGTGGCGTAAGGTTATCAAAGACAATGACTGGTGCAGTATGTATCTCTTACAAGCAAAAAAGTTTTGGGATTTTTACCAAGGCAATGGTGTAGATGATTCTATCTATACACTGCCACCAATCGTCTATGACGACATGTATACTATGGACTTGCGTGAACATGATGACTTCAGTCCTGACTTTGAGTCATCTCTCAATTTGTCTGTAGAAAACATGATTGACTACAAAGGTGCTGAACACATGAACACAGAATCTAAGAATATGTTCAAAGAATGGCTACCTCCCAAATGCAGAAAGATGACATATGCGCTAACCGGGAATCGCAAAGGTTGGTCAGTTGTTGTTACAAGAAGCAAATCAGGGACTGTTACATGCAGATTAAACACACCAAAGGATGGAGAATAACATGAGTATTTGGAAAACACTTAGCGCAATCGACTGCTCAGATCACACTGAGAAAAAAGCTGGGATGACATATTTGTCTTGGGCCTGGGCTTGGATGATTGTCAAGCAACATTACCCACAAGCCACATTCACAAAATATATATTCGACTATAATGAAATGCAATTACCATACATGCTAGACCCTAACGGTTACGCTTATGTAAAAGTAACTGTAGATATCGATGACGACTCTGCTACAGAGATCTATCCTGTGCTTGATCATCGCAACAAAGGCATTCAAAACCCAAACAGCTTCGATGTTAACAAGGCTCATCAACGTTGCCTTGTAAAAGCATTAGCTTACATGGGTCTTGGCGTAACAATTTATGCTGGTGAAGACTTGCCTCTTTCAGAGATTGAAGATAAAAAGGAACAAGATAATGATGAAGAATCTAGAATACTCCAAGAGTTTTTGGGCGCAACATCCTCAGATGAACTTGATGATTGCTGGCGTATCAACAGCCAACGCATCGGCAAGCTCGGTCAAAAAGCGAAAGATAGACTTACTGATGGCTTCAAGAAAAAGAAAGTCCAAATCAGAGCCGCCTAAAGAAATCATTAAGGAAAGGTGTGTGTCTTGCGGCACATACCTATCTTGCCGCAATGAACCTTTTGTCATCTACTTTAATAATAACTTAAAGTGTATCAAGTGTTATGAATCTAATGCTAATGTACGCTTCAAACCTGACGCAAAGTTGTTTAAAACATGACACCAATTCAATCTTTGTTGCATGACAAACGTATACACAAGATACTTTGCAATCACGCACAAATCTTTCTTAATGAAGCAAATCAATCTAACGACTGCTTAATGTTGTCTGGTAGTGGTATCAAGACTGACAAGCGATCCTTGTTTATGCACATATCCAAAATGTCATTTGAAGAGATTGCAATATCTATTACTATCACAGATAACGATAACAATGGCTCAACTTGCTATATGACAATATCTACATTCAACACCCTAGATGATGCAGAATCAGTTATACTTAGGTTTTGTTTGCTTATGATAGATAGAATATTAGATGGTCACGGTGCGCCAATACAAGTATTTGAAAGCAATCATTATGTCACATGATGAAGCAATATTAATATCAGAATACGAAGCAAGAAAAAGGTTTGAAGACTGGATAGATGATGGTGAGCTAATAGACGTAACAGGCATTCTCTTTGAGCCAAGCAGAATAATGAGAGAACTAGAGCCACTATCCTATCAAATAGGTTTCTTACAATTCATTGATGGCCTCAAAAAGAGTAACATACTTGTTGAAGGTCACACCTACGATGAATCAGACGAATATGATGTTCCCATTAAAAAACACAAGTCAGGCTTTATAATCTATGACTTTACAGAAAAAGAAAACGGAGAGAAATAATCCTCCCCGTCTTCCCCCCACAACCGCAGAAATGAGCGGTGTTACCTATTATAGGAGATATCTATGCTTAAGTACAGAGAAGAATTTTGCAGTAGTCTTTTTGAAACTCTAAATGAAAGACAGCAAAGTTATGGTGATCCCAGTGAAAGCATGAAACACATAGCTGATATGTGGTCTTCGTATCACGAAAGACGCATAACACCACAGGAAATGGTTTCAATGATGATTATGTTAAAGCTTGGAAGGCTAAAGGAAACTCCTTGTCATCTTGACTCATGGCTAGACATAGCTGGATATGCGGCTATTGCATATGAATCTATTCTTTGCGAGATTGAAGATGAAGAAGCCATTGATGACCCATCTTCGGACATGGAAAGCATTGATGACGAAGAAATGGATCATGACTTCTAGGATCAATAACTTGCATAATTGATTGACCAAAGTTCTGTTGATCAAACCCCTTAACAAACGCATAACTATCATGGTATTTGAAGCCTCTTGCCCTTGCTAACCACATGATCTTTTTTTGCTCTACCTCTTCCATTTGCGCTAAAGCCCAATTGTGACGATGACCACTAATGTAAAGATCAGAATTGCTTTTAAACTTAGCCATCTTGGTTTGTGCATGTAGAGCATTCCATTGACTGTGACCCGGCATATCATGTGCGGCATGTATTCTTATGTTTGTTTTGTTAGGAAAGTTAATCTGTATTCTAGCTTCCCAGTCTTCCATAATAGCTCTGTGACCAGCCATCCATTTTAATGGATCACCAGCACCTGACCACATGTCGTGATTACCAGCAATTAATATCATAGGCTTCATGCTATCTATAAGCCATTCAACTAGCTTTAAAGCAGTCTTCTTTGAGTTCTCTTGCTCACCATAAAGACGAGACAATCTGCCTATCCAATTGTTCTGAAAGTCACCTAAAGAGCAACCAAAGATTCTATCGTTGCTATTAATAATTGATAGGTGTTCTTGAAGTACATCCCAATCACAATAATTATCATCAATGTGAGGATCGCCAAGCCAAAGCAGAGCAAAAGGCTCATCAGATTCCATATTAACTTGTAACCATTTTTTAGATTCCTTGTGCTTCTTACGCTTCTGGAATCTCTTGTGGAGCATATCCACGATTTCTTCAACGTCAACATCATCATCCTCCTGTGTGGGTAGGGAGTATGGTTTATCCTCAGATTTCATTAACAATTGATGTTCGTATGCTTTCAGTCTGTTATGCAAAGTACTTTTAGGTATGCCTATAGCATCAGATGCTTCACGAACAGTACCATAAGTTTGAACAGCTTCGTAAGCTTCTAAGTTCTTATCATTAATCATTGCAATCCAACATCATGTTTTTTAATTCAACGCCTCTAGTTTTTATCTGATTGTACCAAAGAGAATCTTCCATCTCTAAAGCCGCTCTAGAATAGTCTCTGTCTTCTAGTGCAGATCGAAACTTTTTAAACTGTGAGAATCGAGGCCAACCAAGGTTGAATACCATAGAAGCTAATACTATCTGAGCTTGGTGAGGCAAATCTCTCCACCATTCCATACGATCATCTAGCTCTTGTACAGCTACACTTACATCATCTTTTAGTATTTGCTTAGCGGCTGTTTCGCTTATAGGTGTTTGTAAGTTATGACCATATCCAATAGTTGGCACACCCACTGTATCCATATACATGTCAAGCCTCAAGCCTTCATGCTTTGCTATAATGTCAGTTAGTTCATCAATCATTTTTTACCCTTTACGCTATCAATAACGCCACCGCCAAAATAAAATCCAAGTATAATTAACATAGCATAGTTGATGCTAAACTGCTCCATCACCTTAGTCACTGCGTCAGGATCGCCATAACCTGAGATAGTCATGCCAAGAACAATCAAGTAACTACCAAGAAATGTGCCTCCAAACATCAAGGCCAAATATCTTTGTGCAATCTTGAATGATGCGTACGCTCCCATCAAATCAATCTTGGCCTTACTCTTAGCCGCAATCTCTTCTTCAGTGCTGGTATGCATGTCATCGATAAGGCTCAAGCCTTTCTTGATTACATCACCGCCCCCAAGGATAGAATTTAGAACGCCCATCATAGCTAACTCCTTAAATAATAAGCAACTGTACCAGCAATGCCGACCATAATAAGGACCGCCATTGCACCTACGAACATTTCTAATATGAATTGTTTGCGTCTTCTAGCTTTCTTCTGTGCTTCACGTCTCTCTGTGCGACACTTAGCTTGAAAAGCTTGCCAGTCAGACCACAGCCTTGGCCTGCCAGTATATATCATGATTTGTTTGAGTTGATACTCAGATTCCTTAACTTGCTCTAATGCAAGAAAAGCTTGTAGGTCTGAGCCGCCAACAGATGACTTGCTCTTGCCAGCAACTTTCTTTTCCAAGTCTTCTTTAGCACCGACAAATTTCGCAATAGCAGTCCCTGCCCTAGCCAAATCACCAGAGTTCGTCACTGCTTGCTTTATAACAGCAAATGCGGCATTGGCGGCGGCTAATTCGGCTAACATCAGTATACCTTCGTTTTGTTAGGGTCTATTGCTTTCGGTAAGCAGTATGCTGTAACCCTATCTCGTGGGTCAACTAAATCCAGATGCTGGTAATTTCCGTGGGTTCTGGTGATTTGTTTTGCAAAGTAATTGCAATCATCAATAGAACGAAAGTGTAGCAAATTCTTAGCAATTGATCTTCGGTCATCCCCTACCCCTTGATACATAACTAACAAAAAAGCAACAACCCATTCGCCCATCAGACTAGCCTAGCTACTACAGCCGTTGCCATTACAACCATAGCCAAAGTAGAACCCATTATCAGAGCCTCAAGACGCCACATACGTTTGTCTAAGGCTTTTATCCAGCCCTGTAACTGCTCATAACGAACAGCGCACTCAGCTTCGTGGCGTTCTAGATGTGCTTTAGTTTCGTCCATCAGTCAGCCTCCGGCCAATCAGCAATAGGGGCGTTCCCAGTTGGGTTATTGTCAGCATCAACAGGCACATCGAACAACGCCATAAACGCTGTATGGTCAGCCGCGCCATCTATTGCCGCCTCGATTGTGTTTGAGGCAGTCCTCACGCTTGCTCTATAATCGAGTGTCGCTTGGCCAACAGAATAGTCAGCAACCTCACTAGCCTTGATTACCATCCAATCGGTAGGCGCAAGTAATCCACCAGCCT